ATCAATATCATCAAATACATAATCTTCAACACTACAAGGTAATGTTTTAACTGTACCATCAAAAGCAAAGAATCCATTATTGCTCATCCAGTAAGCTATACCATCTATTTCTGTTACTGCATTTTTTCCAATTAATCCACAGTTCGTTCCTACTTGTTCAAAGCCAAATGTAAAGGGAGCTCCTACAAATTTCATTGTGTAAAGAGCATTGTCTGTCCATACAAGAATAGTTTCCTTAGCCACTAACGCTCCGACGATCCGCGTTCCATCTTGTAATCTAAATGTACCGGCCGTGTTTGTAGCTAATACGTCGTAAACGTTAATTTCTTCATTAGCAGAAAATTTAATAAACATATCATCTTGCGTAGTACTATCATTGGCAGTTGTACATGTACCAAAATGAATTAAATGTCTTGTTGTTGGAGATACTAAACTTACTCTAGAAGCAACAGGGTTATTGTTAGTTTCAAAACTTGTCGTTAATTGAGAAGCGCGGTTTGTAAACTTTGCTGAAACACTAGAATCCCAAGTAAATGTTTTACCATTTGCAATCGTTGCAACTAATACATCACCAAAAGTATCTAATGACCATAGTCCTGGTTCTAGAACAATTGTTGCTGCATCTACAGGTGATCCCCATCCTGCAAAATCTGTTGCATCTCTAAGTGTTGCAACTAAACTCCAATTTCCTGCTGTAGTTCCGCTAATTCCTCTAGTAAGATTTCCTAAATAATTTCCACTTTTTAAAGTATAACTAAAAAGTTCATCTCCTGTTAATGAAAATTCACCATCTGCTAATATAGTTCCGCTAGCTGGGAAACCACTTGCGTCTATTAATAGAATAGTATTTGAAACAATTTCACCTGATAGATGACTAACAGCACCAACTCCTCTAACTGCTCCTGTTAATTCATTAGCTACATTACCTGTATAAGTTATGACTTCAGTGTTAATCATAACAGTACCTGTTGATCCATAAATAGTAGAATCGACTAATGGTATTACGGTATCAGCATCAGTAATTCCTGCACTTAAAGTAGTTGTTAAAGAACCATCTGTAGCATTTATAGCTATATTTAATTTAGTAGTGGCTACACCTGCAACAGTTCCACCATAAGGTCCTACACCAAATCCATAACCATAAGTTTGTTCGGCAGGACCAATATATGCATAGGGTTGTACTGTCATAGTTCCACCTGTTGCAACGACTGCACTTGCTTGGTTTGCAGAATTAATTGTGAATGTTGTGGGAGAAGGAACACTTAAAACTTGAAATAATTTATCTTCAAAATCAGTTGCACTTAATCCAGTACCACCGGGTAAAGTTACACTATCCAATACAATCATATCTCCTTCTATTAAATCATGATCGGTAGGTGTAGTAATAATACAATTTTTGTTAGAAGTACTTGTAGTTGCTAATGTACAAGTAGTAAGAAAAAGTGGAGCGCCTGCAGCATCTGTTCTCCAAGGTGTAATATCATAAAGGATACCTTCAAAATAAATAAGTAAAAATTTATCAGTTCCAATAGCTACATATCTATTTCCTACTTTATCTACAAAGGGTATTGTTTTTCTAGCTACACCAACAATAGTATCATTAAGTAAAGATGACCAGCCTCCTACTTTTTCAGGAAGTCCATATCTAAATCTTGTATTGTCTGAATCTACCCAACGTGCTGTTGCACCTACTGAAGTATCTTGCTTGTCTATTCCGGGAGCAAATTTAATTTCTGTGAGCATATTTTGCTCCTATACTGTGTTAGTCTTATAAGTCCAACCTTGAGTAGCATTTACATACACAAGTGTAATAGCTTGTCTGTTGGTATTCAAAACTACATTAGAAGCAGCTCCTAGAATATTAAGACCGTTGTTAGCTAAAGTACAATTATTTGATAAGAAAGAATTATAACCATCTATAACTACAATTTCATCTCCAACAGTTGCTGCCGCTGGTAAAGTTACAGTAACTGGGTTAGTTCTTGTATCTACAATTAATTGATCTTCTGCAACTGCAAGATAAGGTGAATTAGAATCACTAATAGAGTTGTATCCTTTATTTAACATCTTAATAGATGTTAAAGTATTGGCTCCATCAGATACTAATAATAAATTAGATCCCACTGGAACAGCAGTAGCTGTAGCTTGTCCTGTTGTTAATACACCAATTGTATAATTGGTTGTTGTTCTAGAAGTTGCATCTTCAATAAAGAAAACTCTATTAGCATTTCCACCTGATGTGGTTGCTGGCATAGTAACTGTACAATTACCTACTAAGGTTCCTGTAAGTTTAAGAAATATATTTTTACCATTAGCTCCAGCATCGCCGTCAGCTAAACTTAAAGTAACATTACCAGTACTTAAAGCTACTGTAGCATATCCTGATGATGCGGTTTGTAAAATTTGTAAATTAGTATTTTGAATAGTTCCCCATAGACCAGCTTTTTCTCCTGTGGCTACAAGTTCTAATGATAGGTCTGTTGAGTAAGTTGATGCCATATTTTAATAAGGTTTAATTGGTGTCCATACCATAGTTGCTCCGGGTATAATTTCGTTCCAAGTAATTATTCCTGGTTGTTTAGTATTTAATGTAATTGGTGTTCCATTAATAATTACATCAGCTGTCCCAACTATTGTAACTGTTCCCGTACTCATAGTCAATGGATTTCCAGTAACATCAGCAACCGCTGTTCCCGATGCTATAGCCGTACCATTAGCCATTATTAATGGCGATCCAGTTACACCTGTCTCACTCGTACCTGAAATAGTTAAAGTTCCAGTTCCTAAAATTAAAGGATCTGCGCCAGATTGTTGAATAATACTTGTTGTAGCAATACCAATAGGTCCAATACTTGCAATTAAAGTATTACCAATAACATTAACATTTACACTGTTTACATCATTTACTGTTGAAAATGGAAATCTAGCGAATGAATCGAATCCGAATAACATAAAATATAATCCTTATAAAGATAGGTCTTTTAACTTTACCTTCTTAAAGAAGGTATTCCTAACATAGGTCTTTTATCATACAAATTGTCTTTTGCAAACTGTCCATTTGCATGATTATAATGAAGAAACACTTGACCACATAATTTGCCTTGAAAAGGTTCTCTCCAATGCTCTAATTCGCAACCAGAGTATATAATCATATCACCTGGTTTAAGATCAATTCTTACACCTTTAGGTGCATCAGGGTTTATAATACCTTGGTCTTCATCAATAACATTATTAGCTCCTGTTGGATCTATAAATATAGGCCATAGATCACCACCTAAATTAATGGTTGTTGATATCTCACAACTAGGTCTATCCTTATGTCTGTTTAATATATTTCCTGTTCTATATAATCTTGTGTAAGAATAGGTGGGTATTAAATCTAAACCTGTTTTAGCTTTCATTACAGGTATTGTTTTAATTAGTAATGTTTCCATTAACCTATCTGCATATTTAGCATAGGATCCTGGTACTTGTTTATCTTTAAAATCTCCTATCAAAGGATTTTTTTCATGAGTTATACCATTTTGTAACATCCAATGATCAGCTTCAGCAGATATTTGCAGGTAGTTATAACCTACGTCAGCTAGTTCTTTTGATATAGCTTTTCTAATAATTTGGTATTTATTTTTTTTAAAACTCATTCATATTCTTTTTGTACTTTATTATACCAAGGAGGCATAATTTGATCTATCATACCATCTTTGTTTCTTCTAATTTGTAAATCCTTACCTAACTTAAATAAAGCTCTTATCTCATCATCTGACTTAAGTTCTCTACCTTCGGGTTTATAATTAGGATCATAACTATTTATTATAATAGGTACTTCTTTATAGCTTAAAATTTTTGCTGCCGTCATTCTATTATTACCTACAATAACTTTTATAATTTTACCATAACGATGACCATACTCTGCATATATAGGATCAATCATACCGTATTTTTTCATTGAGTTTAAAAGAGATGTTTTAAATTTAATTTCTTCTTTATGAAATTCAGGTCTATCTAAGTAGTGTATTTTTTCTATAGGTAGTTTTGTATAAGTAATCATATTGCTAAATATGTTCCATCTTTATATATTCTTTGATATTTTTTACAGGCATCTGTTAAAGTTTTAACTTCTTCATCAGCAACTATTTCTATATTATATTTTTCTATTCCTAAAAGACAACCCGCAATAAACCTTCGCTGACCCATACATAATCTATATTTACCTTCTTTTTCTGTGCAAATTAAAGGATTAATAATTCCATTTTTTTCTATATCTATTTTTAATTTTTTAAAGTTATCATTCTTAGTTTGAGA